TCACCATCTTAAACAGTAAGATCAGTTTGGTCGTTACCAGCGACAACAAGCAAGCAAGTAACACTGGGGCAGAGCTTGCACGAGAAAAGCTACGCCAAGACTTGGAAAAAGAAATCCAACGTAACCGCGATCAAATTGCAGAGAACAGGATGCACATTGCTATCTTGGAAGAAAAAGTTCCAGTGAACAGCAAGATTAAAACTCTGACCGGAAAGGACTAAACCATGCTTACCATCCTATCAACTCTAATCTCCTTCCTGATGGGCGGCTTGCCCAAACTGCTGGACTTCTTCCAAGACCGCCAGGATAAGAAGCACGAACTCGCCCTGGCTCAGCTCCAGATAGAACGTGAGCTGGAGCTGCGCAAGGCTGGCTTCGAGGCCCAGGAGCGGGTGGAGCAGATACATAGCGCCCAGCTAGAGATGGAGACCACAGCCAAAGCCAACGAGAACCTGGTCAACGCCCAAGTCGCTGAGATGAGCGCGATATACAAGCACGATGAGTCTCTGGGAGAAGGCACCAGCCAGTGGATGAAAGACCTGCGCGCCGGTGTGCGTAGCTTTATCACAATGGGCTTTTTCTTCTTGCTGTGCTTTGTGGACATCGGCATGTTTGTCTACGGCTGGAACAACGGCGTAGCCTTCCCTGCCCTTGCAGAGCGCCTGTGGGACTCCAACACCCAGGCCCTGTTTGCCAGCATTATTGCCTTCCACTTTGGTGGACGAGCTTTTGGTAAATGATCTGGACGCTTGTCCTTGTGACGGGCATTCACATGAATACCATCCTGGTCGTCGGTTATTTTGAATACGAAGCATCCTGCCAGAAAGCCGCCACTGAGTGGCGCGAGTTAGGCTACAAGGTCGGATGCGTACAAACGCAAAAGAAATGAAAACCTCAGACAAAGCCCTTGGGATCATCAAGCACCACGAAGGCACCAGGACGCGTGCATACCGGTGCCCAGCCAAGCTCTGGACCATAGGGGTAGGGCATGTGCTTTACCCCGAGCAGGGCAAGTTAAAAATTGAGGAGCGCATGGCATTTCCGTTGCGCCCAGAAGATGATAGGGTTTTCCCTATGGAGGAAGTCAATGGAATTCTTGCAGCAGACCTACAACACTTTGAGCGCGGCGTGGAGCGTTTCTGCCCTGTCCCTCTTACACAAGGTATGTTTGATGGGCTTGTTAGCTTCTCTTTTAACTGCGGGCTTGGAACACTCCAGCGTTCAACGCTTCGTCAGAAATTGCTTCGCGGCGATAAAGAAGGCGCTGCTGCGGAATTTGCCAAATACTGTATGGCCGGGGGCAAGCCGCTGAAGGGCTTGCAAAACCGCCGGATTGACGAGCGCGCCCTGTTCCTGGGGTAAATTGACCGGGACGGGGGAATGACATAAAATCTTTGCGGGGGCAGTGCGCCCGCAGAAAGCCGCCTGATAGCGGCTTTTTTCACATGTGGAGCAACAATGGCTACAACAAACCCTTTCGACGTAGGCAACGCTAACGCCCCGGCGAACCAGGCCAAAACTTTCCAGGCTGTAACGTCCCAGGTGGACAAGCCGACAGAGACAGTGTCTGGCCAGCTCCAGGGCATCATGGCCCAGGACAACCCACTGATGCAGCAGGCCCGCACTCAGGCGACCCAGGGCATGGCCGCGCGCGGCCTGGTCAACAGCTCCATCAACCAGGGTGCCGGTGTCGCGGCCATGCTGGACCGCGCCATCCCAATTGCCACTGCTGACGCGAATACGTTCTCCAACCGTGCCCTCACAAACTTGAACAACCAAAACCAGGTTGGCTTGGGTAATGTAAAAGAGGAAAACCAATTTGGCCTGTTGGGCAATCAGCAGGCATTTGCCGCTGGCCAAACACAGGTCACTCAGAATTTCCAGGCTGCCCAGGCCCAACTGGATCGCGCGCAGCAGACAGCCCTTACGGACAAGAGCGTGGAAGCCACGTCCAACCTGGCCAAGGCCCAGCAGAATTTCGACGCCGCCCAGAATTCGCTTAACCGCGAACAACAAACAGCTCTCCAAACCGGTCAGCAAACTTTTGCTGCTGGCCAAAGCGCGCTGGACCGGGCGCAGCAAACAGCTCTCCAAACCAGTCAGCAAACTTTTGTTGCTGGCCAGAGCGCGCTGGACCGCAATCAACAGACCGACCTGGCGAATTCAGTGCAGGCTTTCCAAGCAAGCCAGAGCGAGAAAGACCGCGCAACCCAGATCATGTTGGCGGACAAAAGCATCACCGCCACGCAAGCTCTCGAAAAAGCACGCCAAGAATTTACTGCTGGCCAGAGCGCGCTGGACCGCAATCAACAGACCGACCTGGCGAATTCAGTGCAGGCTTTCCAAGCAAGTCAAAGCGAGAAGGACCGCGCAACCCAGATCATGTTGGCGGACAAAAGCATCACCGCTACATCGGCTTTGGAGAAAGCGCGCCAAGAATTTACCGCTGGCCAAAGCGCGCTGGACCGCACCCAGCAAACAGACTTGGCAACAGCAGCCCAGGCGTCTCAGGCTACGCAAGCAGATAAAGACCGCGCGACCCAGATCATGTTGGCGGACAAAAGCATCACCGCTGCACAAGCCCTGGAAAAGTCACGCCAGGAATCGACTGCCAGTTTGCAAACAGGTCAACAGACATTTGCCAGCGCACAAGCCGCACTAGATCGCGCACAGCAAACGTCTCTAACTGACAAGAGCATTACCGCTACGGCGGCTTTAGAAAAAGCAAAAGAAGATTTTGCTACTGAGCAAGCCAAACTTGATCGTACTCAACAAACGGCTTTGCAAACCGCGCAGCAGACTTTTGCAAAAACCCAAGCCGAACTTGACCGTGCTACTCAGGTGTCTATATCTGATAAGAGCATCACCGCTACAGCGGCCTTGGAAACTGCAAGACAGAATTTTGCCAAAGATCAAGCCGTACTTGACCGCGCCCAGCAAGCGACTTTGCAAACTGCACAGCAGACTTTTGCCAGCGCTCAATCCGCTCTTGATCGCGCTAACCAAGTGGCCCTCACTGACAAGAGCCTCGCTTCTCAAGCGTCTTTGGAAACGGCAAGACAGAATTTTGCTAGTGCTCAAGCTGTGCTTGATCGCAGCCAGCAAACCGCTGTGCAAACCGCTGATAACGTCGCTCAGGCTACGAGGCTTGGCCTGCAACTCGCAGGGGACCAGCAAAGGATTCCGGCTGCGTTTGCGGCGCAAATAAGCAATACGACAATGGCCGGTGTAAACGCAATCATGGCTGACGCGACTTTAGACTCGACTGCACAAACTGGCGCAATCACTAAATTGGTTGACTACGCAAACGCCCAGATTAGTTGGGCCAATACGTTTTACAAATCCACCATTCCGCCCATCGTCCCATGATCTACAGAAAAGCAAAATTCCAGGACATTCCAGCTATCGTAGAGATAGCGGTGATCTCCGTGTCAAACAACCCTTTGCCGGTCAACATCGACCGCGAGGCGATGGCGCGCATGGCCCAGGCTTGTATCAACCCAGCGCACTTCGCCTGGGTTGCAGAAGACGAAGATGGCAAAGTGGTTGCAGTGTTCGGTGCTTGCGTGCAGAAAAGTTTTTGGTACGACAAGATGCAGTGCTCAGTGCTTTTGTACTACTCCCTGGTCAAGGGTGCAGGTCTCAAACTGATACGCGAATTCGCTGAATGGGTCAAAGGTCGGTCGGCGATCAAAGTGGCTGTGCTTAGTTTGGAACCAGACGTAGACCCACGTTTGATTCGCTTTTTTAAACACCTTGGTTTTACCAGGGAGACCGTTACCCTTTCATACGTAAGAGGAATTTAACCATGACAAAAGTAGTCCAAGGAATCGGCGACGCTATTGGCGACGTCGTTAAAGGCGTTGTCAACGTCGTCAAGGGTGTGGCCGACGGCGTTGGCGACCTGGCCAGAAGTATTGCTGACTCGCCCATTGGTAAAGCCATCCTGATCGCTGGCGCTGTTTACTTTGGAGGTGCGGCGCTGGCCGGGGGCTTTGGGGAAATGGCGGGGGGAGGAAGTTTTCTCTCGGGCCTGGGGACCGGTGTGGAAAGCGCGGCCACCGGCCTTAGCAACGCTTGGTCCTCCACCCTGGCCGGTAACTTTGGTGAAGCAGCCGCTACGATAGGCGACACTTACGGGACTGCTTATGGGGCAGGAGAATCCTCCGGTATGCTGGCATCAAATGTTGCGTCAGGTGCCAGCTCTGGCTCTTTGATTAGCCAGGGTGGGTACAACCCCGGCGTAATTAACCCTGTGCCTACATACACTGGCTCTGAGATTGCTGCCCTTGGCCCGGGCGCAAGCGAAGTTGCGGCTGTTACCCCCGCCGCTGCTTCCACTGGCACGGGCTTAACCGCTGGGGCCGGGACTTCTACCGGGTTAACCTCTGGCGGTATGAGCGCTACTGGGGCGACTGGCACACTTGGCAGCGCGAGTCCTTATGCTCTTGCCCAAGCACCGGCAGCCAGCACCCTTAGCACTCTTGGTAGCACCGCGCTTCCCGCCGCAACTCCAGCAGCCGGATGGTGGGCTGGTGTTGATCCTTATCTGAAGACCGCCGCTGTGATGGGCGGCACCCAGGTTGTTGGTGGTTTGATCTCTGGCGCTGGCCAAGCAAAGGCCGCTGAAGATCAACGTAATTTTGAAGTGGACCAGGCCGAGCTTGCACGCCAGCGTCGCAACAAAAACATGGGCGCACAATTAGACTTCAGTGCCGTGCGTGCAGCCGCTGCCGAAAAGGCTGCCGCAAACCCGCAGACGGTAACCCAGTGGGACCCCCAAGCAGCCGCCCGCGCTTTGATTGCGCAATACTACGCGCAAGCCCAGCCAACCGGCGGGGTTATCAGCAAGTACATGCCCGGCGGCACGGGTTAACAAACACAAGGACATATCATGGCCACAACAATGAATCAAATGCAGCCTGCTGTTGACGAAAACAATCCCGAGTTTTTGCGGGCACTTAAATTCGCCATGCGCGTTCTGTACGAACAAAAAGCAGCGGGTGATGTAGCCAAGCAATTGCGCCTGGCAAAAGATAAGGCCGACGCCCTAAGCAACATTGCTTATGACATTACCAGTACGGTCGATGAGCGCACGGAAGGCAAAGTGCCACGTCAACTACTTGGCCTTTTAGCAATGGCGATCTTGAAGGAAGTCATTGATATTGGCCAGGCAGCCAAAATGAATATCGGTCCCCAAGAAGCCGCCAGCGCTTTTAAGAGCATGCTCTTACGTTACCTGGGTGAGAACGGTGTCGACACATCCCAGCTCCAAAAAGGAATGGATAAGATTGACCCATCGGTCTTTTCCCAAGGGGCCTAATTATGGCTAGACCCAGTAACATCAGCGCGGACGGTGATGCGCTCGACCGTTCGGGTGATCCAATAGTAAGACCGAGGGCAATTCCAACGACTGTAAATCCGGTTAAAACTCCGGTGTACACGCCCGCGCGCGGAACCGACAGGCAACAATCCGCGACTGTTGTTGCGCAGAATTTTAAGAATGCCCGGTGGGACCCTGAGCAAAATCTTGACGACATTCCAATCAGATACAAAGAAAAGCCAAGTCTTAAATTGGACCAATTGCAAAAAGCTCCGCCGCCAAGCGGCTTAGTTTATAAGTACATGCCGAAGCTCGGCGGGTAAGAAACAAAGGAAATTATTATGGCAGGCGAAGGTTTAATCTGGGCCGGTATTGGGCAAGGGATTGCCAACGCTGGTTCCTCTATGGGCAGTTTCCTCATGCAGCAACAAGCGCGTGAGGCTGAGCGCGATTACCGCGAAAGACAAGCCCAGGAAACACGCGATTTTCGCGCTGAGCAAAACGCGCTATACAGGCGCACTGCGGAAGATCAGAATGCTGGGCGTGCTGGCAAGGACCCCGGCATCCAGCCAGCCGACCTCCAACCCGGCGGCAAATACGCTGGCATGGCGGCTGGCCAGTTGGATATGACTGAAAACCAATTAGCCGATCTTCAGCAGTATCGTAAATCGGGTGACCTTAGCAAGTACGCAAAACCAATTGGCACAACGCTTGACGATACGTATGGCGAACAAACCGTAACCGAAGTACCGCAGGCGTTGAAGGAAGAATTCAAACTGAAGGCCAAAGCACTGTCCCAGCTTGAGGAATCGTATGCTCTTAAAGGCAATTTTGATGACGTTATGAAAGGCCGCAACATCGGTTTCAAAACCAACATGGGCCAAGCCGCTTTTGAGAAACCCGAGGTTGCGCCGCGCGCCGGTCAGGCCGTAGCAGTAGCCGAAGGCAAACCTTTGTACGACGTGAAAGACGGCACGCAGTTCAACCAGTACAGCGGCAAAAACGAAGCCACGGCTGTAGGTAGTTCAGTAATTGGTGAGAACGTGGCCAAAGCCGGTTTAATTAATTTCAAAACCGGCGTTGGTCAAGGCGTTTTAGCTGGCACCACCAAAATGGGCACAGGCTCCGGCGCGGTTGCGGCCTCAGAAGGCAAGCCGATTATCAACGTCGAAGGCGGTGAGCAGTACAACCAGTACAGTGGGGAAAGCAAGACTACGCCCCTGGGCAAATCGCAAATCGCCGAGAACCAGGCACAAGCTGGCCAGGCTGGCGCGCTGGCTAAGAAGTACGGCAAAGACATTGAGAAGATCGACGCCGAAATTGCGGGCGGCATGTTCAACAAGAACAGCAGCGAACGACTCAGCTCCGTTATCAACTCCGCCAACGCAACTATTAAATCGCTTGTGGATGGCGGCAAGGGGTCTACAAAAGAATCCCAAGCAGCCTGGCAAAGAAGCATGGATGACGCAGTGGCCGTTCGCGACCAGGCTCAAGCATTGCAGCGGGGCGCTTTGGAAGCTAAGAACACACCTCCTCCACCAACCGGCGCAATGCCCGAACCTAAATCGGCGGCAGAAGTTGCTAAATTAAAACCCGGAACCCGATTCAAAGCCCCGGATGGTTCTATCCGGGTTAGGTAAAAAATATGGCAAAAGAATGGTGGGAAACTTACGCTCCGGCTGACGAGTCGAAGGACGAGTGGTGGTCAAGCTATGCCGTCGAGTCTGAAGCGGCTAAGCCCCAAGGGCGGCGCGACGTCACCCCGTTCAAGGTAGACATCCAGCAGCCGCGCGCGGCCCCCGTGCGCCAGGCCGCAGCCGCGCCTGAAGTTTCAACAGAGTACAGCCCAAGCGGGGATGACTTTGGCGCGGCCATCATGGCCGCTGCTACGCCTAAGCGCACCAGTGTGCTGGAGGGTGTAGCGCCGCCACCGCAAGCCCCACTTATCGACCGTCGCGGTGCCCCAGTTTCGGAAGAAAAATTCACGGCCCTAAAACAACAGTACGACGCGGCGACTCCCAAAGAACGTCAGGCCCTGGTGCAAAACAAAGGTTTTGAGGGCCAGGTATTCCAAACCATTGACAAGCAATACCGCGAAGCCAATCCCCAACAGCTTCCCTCCTTGCGCGGTTTTGATACCCGCCGAGAAGTCCGCCGGGACGCGTACATCGCCCAGGGCCGAGACATCGAATCTGCTGATGCTCTTGCAGCGCAAGACGCCGCAACCGGGGCAACACCCCAACGCTTTAGCGAAGCCAAACCTTCGACGTTTGATTTTGCCGCCAAAGATGAGTACAAACGCCCTGAAGGCAGAATGGCGCTGGAAGAGACCGAAGGTTTAATTAGGGCGCGCACAATACAGCCCACGGGTTTTGAGCAACTGGTGGGCGCGGGCAAAGCGGTCGGTGGCAAAGTAGCCGGGACGTTCCAATCTGCTGCGTCCGGCGCTTGGCAACTTATCGGCGACACGCTTGAATCGACAGGAGATTTGGCAGGCTCCACGCAATTGGCAGATGTGGGCGCAAAGCTGTCCAGTGGCAACGCCGTTCAGCAAAAAGCAGCTAAAGCAAAACTAGAAGCGATTGGTGAAAACCCTAACGCCGCGTTGAACTTTATTGAAACCGGCGTCGCTGGCGCGATCAACAACTTTGCGCCGTACTTGGTAAACCCTGGCCTGGGGGTTACCGCCGCCGTTGCGCAAACCTTTGCTGAGGAATACGGCAACGGTAAAGCCGCTGGCCAAACCATGGGCGAAGCGCTTCCGCGTGCGGCGTTTATGGGTGTTGCTGAATGGGTCGGCGAACGCGCCAGCTTACCGGCTCCTTTTATCAAAGGCTTCAAAGACTTGGTCAAAGGCGTACCCGCCGACGAGATCATGCCGGTGTTTGCCCGGTACTTGGTTAAAGAAAATTTATCCGAGCAAGTTACGACTGCCATGCAATTTGGCACGGACAAGTGGACACCGTTTGGCCTAACCCCCAACGCGACCCTTGGCGATTACCTCAAAGCCGTTGGCGACACGTTCTATCAAACAACCGCTCAGACTTTGGTTATGGGTGGCGCTGGCCGCGTAGCCGCGCCTATCGCGCGCAAGCTGCTGGAAGTAAGCCCTGAGCGCGCCTTTGCCGACGCATTTGCCGGTGACGTAGCCGGTGGCCAGTTTGACCCGGCAGCAATCGACGCCTTTGCCCGCCGCGCCCTGGACGTGCAGTCCTACGATGCCGCGCTCATCAAGCCCTACCAGACAGCCAAAGTCCAGCAGGACCAGACTAGCCTTCAGCAATCAACCACGGCAGACGCCGCAGCCGCAGCGGCAGATAACCTGTCCGGTTCGTTAAACGAGCTTCTGGTGCCCGAGAACGCGATCACGCCCCTACCCCCTAGGGCAACCTTCCAGGTGGGCGAAATGACCCCTTCTGTAGGCCGCGCTGGGCCAGGGTTTGACGCAGGATCGTTGCCTGGGTTTGATCTTGGTACTCAAACCGCCGTTGAACCGGCCCCGGAGATCAGCACAGAAACCGAACAGCAGTTTGGCCTAGACAAGCTGCGCATCAACGCGCCCAGGCCGCGCAGCATTCAGGGCACCCCGGTCACTAACCTGTCCGACGACCAGCTCCAGGCGATCACTGGCGATGAGACCGTCGCCCCTATCTCTCGCCGCAGTGCAGCAATCGAGCTGACCGCGCGTCAGGATGAGGCTGGCGCGTTTACTCAACGTGCAGCACCCCAGCAGACAGCCACACCGAGCACGGTCTCGATTACCCCGCTTGCGCCCGAGACCCGCACACTCACGCCCGAAGAGCTGGGCGCAATGCCGATCCGCGACAGACGCGCATTGGCCAGTCAGTTTGATCAAACGGAGAACGAAGATGGCACCATTACATTCACAGCCAAATCTGGAGTTGCGCCAAGTACCCCGGCTGTTTCAATCCCCCCACTCCCTGGAACAGAACAAACCCTCGGAACAGCGCCAGTGCGGGATGTCGGTAATCAGCCAGTCCTTGACAACGAAACAGTACGAGCAGATGCGCAACGATCTCTGGACCGTTGGGCCGTCGACAATGGCCAGGCCATCCCTGCAAAGTTAAACCCTGCACCTGACGCCGAAACCAGAGCTGTCGGCACCATAGCCAATCTGCTGGGCAGCCAGTTTGGTACACGCGTTATCGCGTTCCACGACACCAGCCCTGGTTCTGTCCAGGGTGTGGCCGTTGGCGGCACTGCCTTTGTCAACACAGCCAACGTGGTGACCAACATCAGCAAGGTGTCTTTGCATGAGCTAAAGCACACGATTGAGCAGATCGCGTTTACCGAGCGGCAAGCTGGTTTGACCGACACGTCAGCTCAGAAATTCACGGCCCAGATCGACAGCATCTTCGACGACATGACCGAAGAGGGTAAGCGCGCCTACGTCACCAACTTCCTGCATGCCGCAGAGCTGGCCGCTCTTGACTCCACGCCCGACATAAAAGAAAGTCGCATCCAAGAGTTACTGCAATCGCCGCTTTTGCGATCAGAGATGACCGCCGACTTCATGGGCAACCGCGCCACAGATAAAGCATTCTGGGCGGATGTAGCCCAGGCTGATCCGGGCGGATTCAAAGGCTTTGTGCAAAAGTGGGTAAGCGTCATCGACAACCTGATGTCCACTTTGCGCGGTAAACCCACACAAGGGGAAACCGAATCTGCTAAAGTTGATCAGTACGTGCGTGACCTGGCCAAGGCTAAGATGGTGGCACGCGAAGCGCTGATCGCATACCGCCAAGGAACGCTTCAGCAGTTTGAATCAGCACCCGCCGCCAGCTTGCGGCAAGGAGAGATCAATGCACCGACCGTTACCGCAGCAGGAAGTGAAAACCTACCAGGACCAACAGCGCAGGATCGACCAGGCTTTAGCGAAGATGGGGGCGGTCCGACCCCAAGCTACGGCACCGCAAGAGCAGGCGCAATCTCCGTTGTCGGCAGACACTACTCAACGACTCCCCGTCAGACGCTAAGTGGAGCCTACTATGGACAAGGACTCAAAGGGGCAGAACGTACTCGCCTGGACAGTAGCACTGATCCTCGACTTAAAAACCGCGTCTACTTCTATGTTGACCAAGGCGCAGGTATTCGCCCCGAATCCGGGGTCGGCGGATACGCACACGAAACCAAGCTGGACAACATCTACGACCCACAGACTCGACTGATCAAACCGCAGGCCGACGCAAACGCGTTCGAGTCAGCGGTCATCAATGCAGGGTTTGACGGTTACATCGCGCCGTTTGGTAATGGCCAATCAGCCGTGGTGCTGCTGGGCCAGAAACACAAGGCCGTGCCTGTCAAGCAGATCGGCCAGCCCCAGGCCGCAGCCCTGCCAGCCGAGGCCGCGCCTACCACCCTCAAGAAGGGCCTGCTGACACGCGAGGCCAGCCAGGTCGACACCGGCAACATCCCCGGTTCGCGCATGCGCATGGGCACCCTGGAGATTCCAGCGGGCCAAGTGGAAGCGGCCAACACCGAGATGGAGCGCATCGGCAGCGAAATACGTTTTAGCAAAAAAGAAGTGGTTGGCCCACCAGCGCCGGAGGTGAAAGACACTGGCGTGTACCAAGACGTGGCCGACAAGCTCAAGATGTCCGCTGCCGAATACAACGCCAGCATGCTGCCCCTGATGACCGGCAAGACCGGGGACAACACGTTCAAAACGCCCAAAGTCGGCGGTATCCCCGAGGTTGTGCAATGGTTGACCAATAGACGTATGGCCTCTGGCCTGCCGGTTTTGAATATCAAGAAGGCTGGCGACCGCACCACCCTGGCCAAACTAATGGCTTCTGAGGCCGTGGCGGCAATCCGCAGCGCAGGCAACGCGGTCGAATGGTACGACGAGACTGTTGCAAAAACGCTACGAATCATGGCGGTCAAATACCCCGAGCTGAACTCCGACCCAAATGCACGCAACGCATTTTTGATCTCTGTTGCTATTTCGTCACAGACGATGAATGTCGAGGACAACCTGCGCTATGCGTCTGCCCAGTACGAGGCTTTCCGCAAAACAGGCAAGTTTCCCGAAGTTGGCACCGGCAAGTCAGCGCCCGCAATGGCCAAAAACTTCTCCCTGGCAAACAAGTTGTTGGCCGAGTTTGGCGCGGATGACATGGGCCGGTTCTTGCAAACCGCATTTACCAAACGCGAACTGGAGATGTCCGGCTTCAAAATTGGCGGCGAGTCGATGGACGAAAACTTGCTGGGGTCAGCAGTGTTTGGGCCAAAGATCGGATTTGGTTTCTACAGCAACCTGGCCGGGAACTTTGAGCCGGTGACAATGGACATGTGGTTCATGCGCACGCTTGGTCGACTGACTGGGACTTTGCCAGCGTTTGACTCGGTGCTGTTTCCCAAGCAAGTGGCCAAGCTGCGCGCCGCTCTGGCCGAAACCGGCCCAGCCGAGAGGGGTGTTTACGCTGCCCAGTTTGACCCGGCTGCCGTCCAGGCTGCGATGGAGACGGACGAAGGGGCCATCGCCCTGGCCCGCCAGGTAAGCAGCCTGCATAACCGCCAATTCATAAAAGAGCGCGCTGCGTTTGACTCAGGCACCCGGATTAAGACATCCCTAATTGGCGCAGCCGATTCGATCATCAAGTCGGCTGACAAGCCAACCGACGCCCCCGGCAGCGGCGGTGAGCGCCAGCTTATCCGTGACGTGGTCCGCCAGATGGTCGTCATGGTTGAGGAGCAGACGGGCAAGCGCGTGCCACCGGCAGCGCTCCAGGCTTTGATCTGGTATCCAGAGCAAGAACTCTACAAAAACTTGGGCGTAAAACTCCGGGTGACTAGCCAAGACTACGCAGGTGCGGCAGAATCGCTACTACAGAAAGAAGGTTTCGATGGACAACAATTACGCACAGCAGCCGAATCTGGACCAGGACGAGCACGACAAGTGGCTGGCCAGCCAAACACCGGAGCAACTGGACCGAGCGGTAAGCCGACTGGGGGCGCTGTTCCGTTCCAAGGAAAAGAACGGGAAGACTTCATTGGCGCAAGAACCGACCGGTTCAATGCAACCCAAGTAGTCAAACAGCCGCTAAAGAAAATATTTGAAGACCTGGCCAAACGCGGCCTGGCCAAGACACGCGCCGAGGCTGCATTCACTGCACGCCCGGACGGCGCGCAAATAAAATATGTCCAGGAAAATTTTAACGACATCTTGATCCAGCTTGAGGATGCGGACAAGGTTAAGATCAATTGCAAATAAGGACCCAAGCCATGCTACCCAAAATGATCATTTCCGCCGACTGCAAAAAGATGCTGGACGAAGCGGTCCATTCCGAGCTGTACGCATCCAACCTGTACAAGCACATCGCCAATCAGCTCCAGCGAATTGGGTACTTTGGTGCAACCAAATTCTTTCTCAAGGAAAGCGCGGACGAGCTGGAGCATTACCAGCGCCACGTTGAATTTCAGAACGACGTAGGTACGGTGGCCAAGGTGCCCATGATTGAGGCGATGAATGACACCATCGAGACCCTCAGCGATGCCATCGAGACTGGGTATGAGACCGAGCTGGAGTTGTACAACAACTACAAGGAGTGGTACAGCGAGACATCAGACGATCCGGTGGTCCAACAATTCCTTTTGCAATTCCTTGAAATCCAGCGCACCAGTGTCGGCGAGTACGGCGACCTGCTGGCGCGCATTGACCTTGTCGACCAAGACAAGGCTGGCATGCTCTTGATCGACCAAGAACTAGGCGGTTAAGCCATGGCGAAAGATTGCACGTACAGGTTCACCGACCGTGACGGCAAAGAGCGGGTTATCAAGGGCCAAGCCGCGTTCAAAGCCTACCTGGCCAGCGGTGGCCTGGAACACCTGCTGCCTAGCGCGCCTGTGGCGCTGAGCGCCAGGCAAACCGAGACCCCTGCGTTTAAGCAATGGTTCGGTGACAGCAAGGTAGTTGACAGCCAGGGCAAGCCGCTGGTGGTTTACCACGGAACCGACACTGCTGAAGATTTTTCTACCTTTGATACCATGGATTTTGGTTCTTGGTTTGGAGAAAATCCATACACAGCTAACGGGTACACGGAGAAATCCGGGGGTCCTAGCCCCAGGGTTATGCCGGTTTTTCTTCGTATCGAAAACCCAATTTTAATTCCCGAAGACATAGACCTGTCGGATGACGTAACAGTTGAAGAAGCGCTAAACCGAATCAATGATGAGAACGCAACTACGTTTGAACCAAGTGACATCGGTTTTGAGCCGGATTACGAAGGCAACGCGTTTGAATTTTTAGCTTCAGACACCTTTATTGATTTCTTAAAAACTACCGGCTTTGATGGGATAGGCGCGTATGAAGGCGGAAATCTTACTTGGAATGCGTTCAACCCCTCCCAAATAAAATCGGCCATCGGCAACACCGGCGCGTTTGCCGCGAACAACCCGGACATCCGCTTCAGCCGTGCGCAAGGGCTGGACCCGGAGGACGTGCTCAAGCCTGAGACCATTGCAGCAGCCGAGGCCGCGATTGCCAAGTACAAGAAGGCCGAGCCGCCTGATCCCCTGACAAAGAAAGAACGCGCCCTTGGCGAGAAATTGCTTCAACCGTTGTACGACGGGGCAAAACGTAACAAGCCAGAATTTGATAAGACCCTGGATCGCATTGGTGAAGAAGTTAATGGTTACGCCAAAAAGCCCGGCATCAAAAAGCCGTACCGAGCTGTTACCAAATTAGCCACTGAAACATTTTGGAAAACCGACGAAATCAAAGACTTGTTGCGCGGCACGATTGTTGTCAACACGCTTGAAGAAGCCCAAGACGCCATTAATAAAATCGGCAAAGTGTATGACTTTGACCGCATTAAAAACCGATTGTCGATTGACCTGGTCAACGACAAAGGCGCGGCTTTAGAAGGCAAACCCCTGCCCACTGGTTACCAGGATGTGCTGACCAACGTCGTACTGCCTGACGGCACTGTTGCTGAGATTCAAATCAGCACGCCCGAGATGCTGGCTGCCAAGCACCTGGGCCATGAGATTTACGCGTTTGAACGCGAGATGCCAGACAGCCCAGTCAAAACCAAGATGGTCGAGCTTCAGAGAAAAATTTACTCCGAAGGCTTAGGCGCGTATGAAGGCAGAGCAGCAAAAGCGGTGAACACGCGCTCGAATTCAGCTTTGTCTACCGGGTCGCCTTTCTCGCGTACATCGGAAGGGTTGCGCGGCGAAGGCTCTGGTCCCCAGGCTGTGGCAGAACGCCAGCCAGCAGAGACAGTTACGGGTACACCGTTCCAGTCAAAGAACATGGTGCCGGGCGGAAGGGATTTGAAATCGAATGTCATTGGAACCTCCGCCCCTATTATATCTGAAAGCACTGGTATCAACGTCAACCAGGACGGAGAAAACCGGTACGCTGACAAAATAATTGACGGGGAAAAGACACTTGAGACTAGGGCGTCTGACTCGCTCCGGCCATACGTCGGAAAACGGGTGTCAATTGTGCGCACAGGTGACGGCCCGGCCAAAGCAATTGGCGCGGTGACCATCGGTGAACCGATCCGGGTATCTACCCAAAAGCAATTCGACCAGTACCGCGATCAAACCCTGGTGCCTAAAGGCTCCAAGTTTGACATTGCCCCTGGCCAGGTCAAGTACATGTACCCCTTGGAAAATCCAGTCCGTTACGCAACTGAGCGCGATGTTGGCCTGGGTATTGTTGCCCGCAAAGTCGAACCGCCAAGCAGGGCCGAGCAAAAGAATGCAGCGGCCAGTCGCGTAGAAGGTACAAGCGCCGAGCGATTCAAGCGCACGCCTGAGCTTCAGCAGGCCGTGGCCGACCTGCAAGCAGGCAATATTACCAGGGATGAGTACAACCGCATGGTTGACGAATCGCGACCGGTGTACCCCTACGCCGCCGTGCCCGCCGTTACGACGCCCAAAGACGCTCGATACGCCCTGGCCAATGGCCGTGGCCAAAGCGCCGAGAAGGCAGCCAAGTATGGCGTGCCAACCATGACCCTGATCAAGGGCGACTGGGCGCAGCTCCGATTGGACATTCCGTCCTACCAAGAGCACGACACCTGGGTGGTCAGTGTGCATACGCCCAAGTCAACCAACCGCGAAGTCCAGGCCGCATACGACGCTGGCCCGGTGGTGGGGTATGAGTCCGTGGCTGCGCTGACCGACGTCACTTTTGGCATGAACCAAAAGATGGCCGCAAGGATTGCTACTGGCACGGCCAAAGGCACCATTGCCACCATGCTTGGCAAGTGGTCACCGATCAGCAAGGCTGACGCCAAGGCCCGCGCCGACGCTGCGCTAAACGACCCAGCCTGGACCCAGGTCGGCATGGACCCGTTCCGCCACAGCTACTTTTACGACCGCGACACCATGCGCCCTGTGCTTGCCGCAGACGAAGTGATCCAGGTCGGTCCCCTGGTCTTGGCCAAGAACGTAACGTTTGGCCAAGAGGCAGACATCACCGGCGCGCCTATCGCATTCGCCAAGCGCCAGCCGGTTGGTAAAGAGACCGAGGGCTGGTTGCTCAGCCGTGATGAGCTGGGCCGCTTCCGTTTCGGTGCCGGTGCCAAGGCATACCGTTACGCAGCGGACGTGGCCAACGCGGTCCTGGACGTGGTCGGCATGAAACCGGTCAGCCCAGAGCTGTCCCGTGCGATGCGCAAGATGCGCATGGAAGTCGACAAGGCACAGAACCTGACGGTCGATGTAGCCAAGTCCATGAAGGACCTGCCCGAGCAAGAGCGCCAGATGATCAGCGATGTGATCGAGGGCGAACTCAAGCGCGGTGCCACGCCACCCAAGCGAGTGCTGGAGATTGCCGCGTCTATGCAGGACATCATGTCTGAGCAATCGGCAGAGCTGGTCCGCCTGGGCATGCTGTCCAAAGACGCCGCTGGCCGCTGGGACGGCAAGTACCTGCCGCGTTTTTACGAACAGAAACTGGGCGACGAAGCCAAGGCTTGGATGAAAGCAGTCAAGGGATTGCTTGGCCGCAAACAAACCATGCAAGGTATTAAGGGCAGCAGCCTCAAGGCGCGCGGCATGTTTGAGACTGTACCGGTCGCTGATCTGGCAGACTGGGAAGCCGAGGGCTGGGCAGTGCGCGACGCTACCTACGATCCAGCGGTTGATACCGAGATCACAGTGTGGCGCGACTACACCAGGACGGAGCGCGACGACATGGGCGAGATTCGCGACGCCATGTTCCGCTTTGTCATGGGATACAACAAGAGCCAGCGCGACATCGCACTGGGCCGCTTGTATGAAAACCTGGCCGCAACCTACGCAAGCAAGACAGAGCAGCCTGGCTATGTTCAGGTGCCCGCGACCAACGTCGAAGACACGTTTGCTAAGCGCTACGGCAAGCTGGGCGGTAAATGGGTGCCAAGTGAAATCTTGGACCAGTTGGTTGCGTTTGATAGCGACATGCAAAACGACTTGACCAAGATTTACATGAAAGGTTTGTCGATGTGGAAAGAGGGCAAGACTGTCCTCAACCCAGTGGCCCACGCAAACAACGTACTGTCGAACATCACGATGGCCCACTTTGCTGGCGTGTCTTACTGGGACGCGCACAAATACATCGGCTCCATCAAGGACCTGGTCAAGGGCGACGCAATGGTGGACGAAGCCAAAGAGGCCGGTCTGTTCGGCGGCACGTTTAACCGCGCTGAGCTGACCGAGGCCATGCCCGAAGAGCTGCGCGTCTTGGCCCAGATGGCCGAGAGCAAAAGCAAGCGCGCTGTCGAGATGGTCTGGAACGGCCTGTCTTTGTGGCTGCGCAAACCCCTGGGCAAAGCATACGGTGCCGAGGACGAATTTTTCCGATACGTGATTTACCGGGATGCGCGCAACAACGGCCTGAGCGTAGACGACTCGGTTGACTACGCGCTGAAGTACATGTTCTCTTACGACGACATGCCCAAGGGCGCGCGTGTGATTCGTGACATGCCGGTCGGTTTGCCGTTCTTTGCCTATACGTACAAGGTCGTGCCAGCCTTGGTCAATACAGCCCTTGAACACCCTGTCCGCTATGCTGCCCCTGCCGTTGCGCTTTACGTGGCAAACGCGGCCATGTACGCCATTGCTGCAAGCCTTGGCGGTGGTGATGACGAAGACTGGTGGACCATCATTCGTCGATACATGACCGACCCAGAATTCCGCCAGCGGTCTAAAGACTTGGAGCAGCAAGAGCGCAAGAACTTGCCCGAATGGATGAAGGGCGCAAGCCTGGCCCTAGGCACAGAAAAGACGATCCGCCTGGGCATGGACGACCTGACCAATTTGCCCGTGTTCCTTGATGTCAGCCGTATCTTCCCCGGTGGCGATCTGTTCGACGCGCACAATAACGCAGGGGGTATCCCTATGCTTGCGCCTTTGACGCCAAATAGCCCCATCTTGACCATTGCCTCGGCCATGCTTTTTAACAAGGACACGTTCCGTGGCCAGGACATCGTCAAGAAAACGGATACCAGTGCCGAGGCTGCGCAAAAGCGTGCGGCTTGGATGTGGAAACAAATGACACCGGCCATCGCTGTGGGCAACACGCACTTTGAGCGGGCCATGAATGTAATCGCAAATGTAACCGGCCAGTCAGTCAACGTGGGCCTGGCCGAGTACACGGGTATTGGCAAAGACGGCCTGCCAATCACACCGGGCTACGCGGCCTTGCAAACTGTCGGCATCAAGGCCAGGCCAATCGACCTGGACACTTCAGAAAAGATTCAGAAGGCGCAAACGAAAGCCCTTATCCGGGAATTGGAAGCGCAGATCAAACAGTCTCAACGCTTGGAAAACAAAGGTGCCATCAGCCCCACAACAGGCGAGGCAGAGCGCGAAAAGCTGCGCCAGAAAAAGCAGTTCATTCGTCAAGGTTTGACCGTCGAGGGCGAGGAGAAAGACTAGGCTTTGCTGTGTTTGGTGGTACGACCACAGCGATGTACACAGCCCGCCAGGTTTTGCCTTTGTAGCCTTTGGTCTTGGCTGGCTGCTCCCATCGGTCGATGTACACGTCGGGCATGTTGGGCAGCGCCTGGCGCACACAGTCTGCTGCAAGGCCAGTGGCCTGGGCTACCTGGAAGGCAGTCAAGCCATCAGGCTCTTCTCGCAAGGCAGAGCGGATGTCTGCGTGAGTTGACTTACGCATTTTCTTGAATGCTATAAAACCAATCGTCGCCCGCGCTCCACTTGCGCGTGCCATCCACCGACCATAGATGTTGCGCTGCCTGGAAGTCGGGAAACTTCGGTTCAGAAGGAACCAGGCTTTGGTCATACCACAGGCACCGGTTGTTTGGCTGGCAGGCAAACTGCCCGTTCTCAAGGCGTATGAAATTAAACGACTTGTGCTCTTCAGCTTGTTCGGTAAAACCCGTGTCCAGGTCCTGGCCGTCGGCACAAAAATCCACAGTGAACAAGTAGTTGCCGTAATACCACTGCTTGTCTTTGCCTAGAAACTTCACGCCCAGGTTGCGCAAAGCAATCTTCTCGACAACCGTAAACCGGTAGCCCATGCAGTCCCATAGCTGCAAAAAGTCGATGGGCAAATCACCGTGGTCTTCTTTCCAGACGTATGCGTGTATGGGCAGCTTGTCGTACAGCGCGCCGTAAGCTGGCAGCAGCGACTCGATCCTAAACACTTGGCCGCGAAGACCTTTTATGCTGACCCAAACCGCAGACTCTAGTTCGCCGTGGCCCTTGGTAAAGTTGTAAAGAAATTCTTTTTTTACAAAACACTTAATCGGGGGCAGTGATGCCACTATGTAGCTCATGCGTTTAGCTCCTTTAGCTTATCGTTTACCGCGTCAATCAAAATGTTCAGGTCAATGTCAGACGACCATGCTGTGTGGTACTCGCTTCGAGTTATGCACTCTTCCCTTTGCGCCTTTGTCAAGCTGACCCATGGCTTCTTGTAGACCTGGGTATCGTCATCGTCATCAATCATTGTTCTTCTCCCAAGTGCAAGCGAAACACACCTTCATCATCCAGCGCACAAACCAGTTTGGTTCTTGCCCTTTAATTGGAATCCAAACAATGCCTTGGTTATCGTGGGGTGTGTTGCCAAACATGTAGCACTTCCACTCCGATCGCTCGGGTAGCTTAATAGTGTAAAAACTATTAGGTGCAACACCTAGCTTGTCCTGCGCCGCTGCCTTTTTAGATTGATAACCTGTCATGTTGTTTTGCTCGGTGGTTTAACGGATAGGGCGATGCAGGTGCCTTCTAACGTGGTCATCTTGCTTTGGTTTGCATCTTGTGCAACCCGGTTCATGTGCGCCTTTTGATCGTCAATAGACGCCCTGCATTGCTGTTCGGTTTTGTGATACGACTGGCCCTGCATGAAGTTGCAAGTATCTCCCAGACACATATAAAGGACGGCGATGTAGATGTTCATGCTTGTCCCCTTGCACGGATTGCGGAAGCCATGGTTGTACTGCCCCACGAGTAAGGACTGTCGCTAAGATAGCTTTCACACACCTTTGCACACTCCTCACGCTCGGCTTTTACAACTTGATTTATTGCCCAACGGATTGCATCTCTTGTTCCTGCATGGCCTTGAATTGCCATCTCAATGATTTCATCTTGTTTCATGCTTGTCCCCTTGCTCTGATTAAATCAGCCGCTTGGTACGGCTCTGCGATTTCCGCAATCTTGGCGCACTCCTCACGCTCATGCGCTGCTACCAAGGCGGCAAATTTTTCTGTGGCTTTTTGCCATTCGGGGTGCTGTATCGGATAACCCACCCGCTTTGCTAGTTCAATGATGTTCATCACTTCCCCCATATAGCAAAAGCAATCATTGCCAAGCCGCCCACCACAAACATCAAAGCAATCAAGTCCTTAACGGTTCCAAGTGTTTCGGCGTAGGGGTCAGGGTCTCTGACCATTCCGCGTTCAGCGTATGCCTTGTTTGTGGCCTCTTGGTGCGCTTTTCTAACTGGACAATCTCGGCCCTGGGTACACGTTCCATAATCGCAGCAAGTCATTTGTATTCCTCCACGCGTTTGTTCAGGCGTTCGATCCGGGTCACGTTATACGCCACTATGGACTGCGCATACTCGACTGCCGTTTCTGCAATCAACTTCTCGCGATGGCATTCATCCAGCTCTGCCGCAATCATTTCCAGGGGTGATGGTTTTCTGAACGGGTCTTTGAACAGATCACGTAACCCTACGCGGCGCATCATGCTGTGCCCCCTGCTGACATCTTCTCTGCCTTCTTGCGTTCACGGTAGGTCCTGTTGTACTCGCGCTGTTTTTCCTTGGCTCTTTGCTGGGCGTAGTAGGCCCGTTGCCGTTCGCGTCGAAGAGCAATCTTTTCTTCGTCGGTAACTTTTGGCTTAGACACCGAGACGTTCCATGGCTTCATCACGTCGGCAAGTGCGCGCTGCAACTCTTGGACCTGGTGTTCCAGTGCAGTGATGCGTGTAAAGGGATTCCAATTCATACTTCTTTCTCCTGGTTAAAAGGGGCCTGGTTACCCAGACCAAAATCAAGCGCCTCAAGTACACGGTACATGTATTCGATTTGCTCTCTATGCGCGGCAAACGCTATCAAATCATCAGCCGGGGTGCCGCGTAGAAGGCCCAGCTTAATGGCAGCTTTGTCAAGCTGTTCGGGTGTCATCCCTTGGTCCTCTCGACCCAGGCGATCACATCGGTTTCAAGCCATACCAGACGTCGGCTGCCAGGTATCTTGAACCTGGGCGGCAGCACTTCTGGTCGGCGGCGCGCGTCGGACTTGATCGTCTCGACGCTGCGGTGTAGGAGCTTGGCCAGGTCAGCCGGGCCAAGTGTTTTAAGTGTGTTCATTACCACTGGGTCTCTCGTAGCTTGGCCAAGTAGTGCTGCGCTTTAGCCGCGTCATCGGTGCCGTCTTTGCGGCCCTGGCGCATGCTGTACTTGATCACATTGCCCTTGAGAAAACCAATGAACTCTTCGTGGCTAAGCACTGCCTCCATCACGGTCCAGGGTTGGACAGGCATGTCTTTGTAGTGGGTGCCGCCCACCTGTGTGTCGTCTGCTGCCATCAGTCTATTTCCTTCATGTAGTAGGGTGTTGAAAATCCATCCGCACGTAAAGGCAACCCTGGTGCCCACGTCAGGTCTCGGCCCATGATGGCCTCGATCTTTTTGAGATCATCTGGCTGATACGATTCGATGATGTCTTCGTCGTGTACCGTGAAGAGCTGGTCAAACCCAGCCTCGTCCAGTGCAAGCATCGACTCGGCCAGGCAGTCGCGCGCGATGGCCTGTGTGATGTTCTCCACCAGCTTGCCGCCGTATGTGGGCAGCCTGGTCCAGGTCTTGGTCTTTTGGTCCATGCCTTCGTATGTCAACGACCCGGCCCTGGCCACTACGTAATGGGCACCGGTCTTGCTGTTCTCACGCACCAGGTCTGCGCCTTCGATGCGCGGCTTGACGTAGAACAGTTTGCGACCGGATGGCAGCTTGATCGTCAGGAAGCCGGACTCCCAGGTAAAGACAATCTCGGCCCGGCCAGAGGCAATCCGTAAGACTTCATTCGAGTGGTTGGCCACCGCGTGCTGGGCTGCGCCTTCGACCGCGTACCAGAGCTTCACGATCTCGGGGTTGGCTTCGCGCCACGCCACCTTGATGGGGTCCAGCTCGTCCTCTGTCAGGCCCATGGCCAGAGCGCCCATGGTTTTCAGCGCACCGGCTCCGCCCTGGTAACCCAAGGCCAGCTCTGCGATCTTGCCCTTCTGCCTCAGCGGATAGTTGGAACCTTTGATCTTCTTACCGCTGACCATGGCTTGAATAGATTCGATCGGAACTTTAAACATGGTCGAGGCTGACGCTTCATAAATCATGCCGTGGGTCTTGAACACATCCAGACGCCACGTACACCAGGCCAGCCAAGCGATTACGCGGGCCTCAATGGCGCTGAAATCGACCGGCATGAGGGTAGCCCCCTGCCTGGGTATAAAGGCCGTCCTAATGAGCTGTGAGAGCGTGTCAGGCACGTTGCCAAAAAGCAACTCCAGGGTTTCATAGTCACGCGTCTTCAGTAACCTGCGGGCTGCGTCAATATCCTTGAGCTTGTTCTGTGGCAGGTTCTGCACTTGCACGATCCGGCCAGCCCAGCGGCCAGTGCGGTTGGCACCGTAAAACTGGGTCAGGCCGCGCACGCAGTCGTCGACGTCACTCATGGCCCTGGCCATGGCGTGGTACTTGGACACGCTGGTCTTGGCCAGCTCCTGGCGCAGCTCAAGTACCCTGCGAACGACGTCGCTGTCGGTGTTGGCCAAAAGCACGGGCACGGTCTTCTTGGTCAGGTCGGCGATGGTGTCGTCGTCTTCTTCCTCTTGCAGCCAAGCGATGAGCTGGTTGCGGCTGTTGGGGTTGTCCAGGCCGGTCAGGCGCATGGCTTCGTTCAATGTGCGCTGGCGCACAATGCCGTCGCACTCGATTGCTGCCTCGACCAGATCGCGATCCAGCTTTGCGCCCTTGGTCATCATGCGATGGTCCAGGTGCCAGAGCTTCCACTCGCTATCGGGCACCGGAAACTTGGCCAGCTTTTGTGCGATGGCGTCTTCGGACTCGATGTCGCGCGCGCAGTATTCTTTGAAGAGCTGCCACTTGGCCGGGTCGTGTTGTGACCTGTTGCGAGTGCGGCCACCGTTGACCTTGGTCGGTTTGCATGGGATGCAGAAGTACCTGATCAGGGACCAGCCAATGGACATCTTTTGCTTGTCACCGCTCAAGCCCACGACCTTGCCCACGTCTGCGAGGTTGCCTGGCATTCCCAAGTACAGGGCATGCACGCTGGTGCAGCGCCACTGGGTGACGTCAAGCGGGTCGACCAGGTGCGTGTTCAAGCAGGCCAGCTCAAAGGCCGCGTTGTATGCGGTCTTCAGAATTTTGGGATCGTAAAGGGCCAAGATAATGTGGGCCGGTATTTCTTCGCCAGCCGCCAGGTCAATGACGTGGGGCTGGCCGGTGCCGTACTTGTAGCCAAACAACATGATCTCAAAGTCGTCGGCCTCGACGTACTTATGCACGCCAACCTTGGGCAGGTTAGCGCTGCTGTAAGTCTCCAGGTCGATCCGTAGTGTGGTCATCAAGTTGTTCCAGTAGTAGGGCTATCAGTCGTTCGTAGTGAAGTACCAAAAGCCAAAGCTCTTCTTCGGTCATATCGTCCCCGCTGTTGGGTGAAGGTTGGCCCTCACCAAACAGCCCCCGGCCTCCGGGGTGCTGTGCCGATTAGTTGGCTTCTACAACCTCGGCCTGTGCCGGGGTTTCTTGCTGCTGGTTTGCTTGAGCAATCACGTCCATGACTAGCTCATGGACAGCTTCGTGAGGCAGCTTGCGCAAAGCGGCAACAATTAAATTGCAGGATTCTGCGGTGAGTTTGATGTCCAGGAATTTTGGTTCCATGATGTTTTCCTTTAAGATAAAAAGTCTTCTTCCACTGCGGTGAAGTCTTCGCTTGCGCGAGAGCCTCCGCCAAAGCGTTCGCCGTCTGCAAGTTTTTGCACGTTGTTCAACCCGGATGCGATCCCCTTGTTGCCATCGACATTGAAGGCGTAGAAGTTGATCGAAGCGCGGGCATAGCAGCCGCTGTAAACCTCAGACTTATCCATGATGGGGTTCAATCCCATATCTACAACGTCCGGCTTTTTGCTGGTGTTGCAATTGATAAAGAAGTGACCCTTGTACTCCGGCGCTTTCTCGGTGTCGCGCTCGGTGTCGCCATCACGCAATGGTGATTTGAAACTGGCCAAGTGCTTGCCACCCCAGGTGGTCGCTGCTTTGGGATCGCCCTTCACCGCTTCAATTGCGTTTTTGATTTTGTCCAGTGTCGCTTTGTCCGACTTGGGGATCAAAAGGCAAACGCTGTATTTGCCCTTGTCGTTCAGATCGAACACGTTAACGTAAGACAAACGCACTTTGCCGGTGATGACTTTGGTCGAGGGAGCTAGTTTTTCAGACATACTGTTTTCCTAATTTACGGTTTGAAATCCTCGGCGGCGGATGCCGACAAGGTGATTGCTGGTCTCTTGTCTCCTTCGAGAACCAGCGTTGGTTTACCTGCTGGCTTGACGATCAGATCGCCCAGTAGCTCGGTGAACTTCTTTTTGCCAAGCGCTTCTGACATGGCTGTAATGCCAAGCAGACTGCGCTCGAACATGATCTCTTCAGGGATGCCGCTCTCCCTGAGCTTGGCAGCCACGTCGTCATGGCTGCTGTACTTGCGATTGGACCGGCCCTCTACCAGCTTGAACCCAGGCACCATGACGTTGTGCTTGGTCGCTTGCTCAAGCGCATGCGCCTTCAAGTCGCTGAACCAGTCGATCACCATGTCGGCTTTGGGCAAGAGCTGCGCGATGCGTTCCATCGACAGCGTGGTCACCGCCGGTGGGACCGGTTCGGAGAACTCTGCCTTGGCTATGGCCAGTGAAGCCTCGGCCCTGGCCGGGCATGTGAACCTGGCCCTGCAAAACGATTCCTTGCAGTGATCGCCTGGTACGAATTCGCCCGCGCCCACCCATGCCTTCTTGGCCTTGGGCACCACTTCGCTTTGGCCCCATGCAAGCAGCTCTTCCATCGAGACGTCCTCGCTGCGGAAATTGTTCAGTCGTGGCTGGAGCACGGTCATGCGCACTTGAAAGATGTCGTACAGGTGGCACAGCTCGTAGTAAGCGCCCAAGCCGTACAGCCGGAGCTGGCTGTTGTTGATCGGGTCCACGTAGATGCCTTTGCCGTACTTCAGGTCCATCACTTCGACCAGGCCATCGGTGATGATGACCAAGTCGCCAGTGCCAAAGCCCTCGGGCACCCACAAGCTGAAGTCCAGGCGCTGCTCGACCAGGATGACCGGGTCTTTGCATCGCGCACGGGCGTCGTCAATGCGGTTGATCGCGTAATCGACCGCCTCGGCTACGTAGTCGCGTAGCTCAGGGCTGTCGTGGTGCATCAGCTCTTTGGGCAACGGGTCGCACGGTCGGCCCAGGTAGGTCAGCAGGCTCTGCTCAAACACCGCGTGGGCAAAGGTGCCTTCGCTTGCGAAGTTGCTACCCTCATCGGGGAGCTGGCTTTCAATCTGCGCGCTTGGCGTGCAGACCATCCACTTGCCGCTTCCGCTGGCGCTGAGTTTGGCGTGGGCTGTCATAACTTGCGGCGCTCTAACATGGCGTCTGCCAGTGCGTATGCATTAAAGGCAACGTCTTCTGAAATCTCTCCTACAGTTGATTGCCATCCTTCAGGGTGAACAAACGCTGACACAGCGTGCGCAGCAAACATGTCGCGCAGTTCAACTTCGTTGTTGGCCGCTAGGCGGATGTGCTCACGCACGTATTTTTCGGCGTCATTAAACGTCATTTCGCCGCGCGACAGGGCGTGAAAGATATCTTCAATGGCTGGAATCATTTTGCTTCTCCCATAGTGTTGTACCAGGCGATGGCCTCGTCGCTGATCTTGGCGATGTTGGCGCTGATGTAGGTCGCGATGATGAGGGCCGGTGTAGGCGGTTCGTCCAGGGCCTCGGGCCGGTCCAGGACACCTTCGATGGTGTACTCACCGTCGGGCATGTCTTTGATGACGATGGTCGCTGTGATCATAGGGCCTCCGCTGCTGCCAGGACGTCTGCGTATTGGTCGGCTTTCAAGTCGGTGAGCTTCGTGCCGCCGAATTTGGCGATCAAGACCTTGATGTCGTCCTTCTTGCCGCCTTGGCTCAACTCGGTCAGCTTGGCGCGGACTTGCTCCAGGGTGACGGTGGGTGCTTCGGCTGCGGGTGCTTCGGCTGCGGGTGTCTCGACAGCGGGTACTTCGGGCTTCTTGAGCTTGCGCGCCACGGTTTTGGGGGTCGTGGCATCCATCCAAGCGGCAACGACAGCCGGAAGGGCATAATGCTCAACAAGCTCTTGGGCGGCTGAGCTTGCCTCGGCTGGCGTGCCAAGGTAAGCCACCATGGCCTGGGTGAGCGCGGCGACTTGGCGCTCGTTCTCTGGTGAAAATGTGACTGTGATCATTGCCATCTCTCTTTCTTTGGTTACAGGGTTACGGGATCGGTGCTAAGGTTGAAATAGTTTTCGACATAGCGGCAGCTAGACGGGTAACCGCATGGCTTGTTGGCTATGAAATACTGCTCGACGTACTCTTTGACGCTGCAAAAGGCCCCGATCTGGGGGAATTCGCGCTGCTCAGGTACGCGCTTTTGGTCTCTGAGGTTGGCCATGAATGCTCTGATCTTGGCCTTTTCTGCTGGTGTGGTTGGCTTTGCCATACTGGTTTCCTTTGTTACTGGTTTAGGGGCGGAGCGGATGATAGCACAGCTTTCGATTGGCGTGCAAGCGCTATGTTTTAGCGGGCTGTGGCGTACTATGAAATCCCTGCTATCATCGCCCACCATGACCACTCAAGACATCATCAAAATGCTAGGCGGACCCGTCTGGGTAAGCCAGCACCTGGGAATTCGTAGCCAGGCGGTGTCCAACTGGAAGCGCATTCCCCTGGAGCGGGTGCCGCTCCTGCTGATGCTGGCCAAGTCGATGGGTGTGCAGATTAGCGCAGAGCAGATGAGGCCAGACGTAGAGTGGGCGGTGTTCCGGTGACGACGTTTGGCCTGGCGCTCACGTTGGACGTGCTTGAGGCGCTGTTCGAGGGCAAGAAGGTTGTTTTGTTGGCCAAGGACGTGCGCTTTGTTTTGGAGATTGACCCGGCAGAGCTGGCGATGTCAAAGGATATGATTGAGAAGGCGATGCTGATGCACATGCACGCGTCGCCTTTGGTTAACTAACACGCATGGGGATTGGCGTACCAGCGTTCAGCAAGGCGTAAGCCCCTATGAACACATACCAGTCCCCAGCCGTGTTGGGAAAGCAGGGGGGATGGATTCCCGGTAGTGAGTACCAACAACCTTTTTACACCGTGTCAGCCGGATGCTGGCGTTTATTGGAGCTTTCCATGCAATCGAGAATTGAGTATTTTGCTGATCTGCTGGACGACTGCGTCGAAGCGGTTGCCCAGACAAACCTAGCCACCGAGGACACCGGGCCGGTGATTGCAGCACTGGTCATGTCGGACAGCTACAACGGCTTACGCAAAGCGCTACTCCAGGCAAGCACCATAGTTGCCAACAGCTCATCACCCGAACAGGGGTGAGCGATGAAGCCAACATCACTGCCGGTTAAGCTGGCGGGCATTGCGCCCGAGTTAAAAGCTATCGAAGCATGGGTCATGTGGCGCTACGTGCAGCGCGCCAAGCCCAGTGGCGAGAAGGTCTGGGCCAAGATGCCCATGACCGTGGAGGGCCGTGCGGCCAGCTCCACAAACCCACTGACCTGGACGACTTACGGCGACGTGGTCGACACCCTGATCATGGACGACACGTTCGACGGCATCGGCTTGGTGCTCGGAGCTGACGTGCAAGGCATCGACCTGGACGACTGCCGGGATTCGGAGAGCGGGGAGTTGACAGACTTTGCTCAGGAAGTGCTCGACCGGGTGGACGGTTACGCCGAGGTTAGCCCGTCTGGCACTGGACTGAAAATTTTCAGCCGCACAAACCTGGACGGATCACGTACCAAAAAAGAAGTGGGCCTGGAGCTTTACCGGGAAGGGCGATACTTCACAGTGACTGGCCATGGCATCAACGGGCATGATCGCCTGCCAGCGGATGTGCAGGACCTTGGCTGGCTGGTCGAGCGGGTGTGGGGCGAGGGCCTGAGCCAGGGCGTGCTTGAGGGCGACGCCGGAGAGAGGGCCTTGGCCAACTACAAGGGGCCGATCGAAGAGTGGGACTTGGACCGGGTGGTGGCTGAGGTGCTGCCCCACCTGGACCCGGACGCCGGTTACTCTGACTGGCTTCGCGTCGGTGCTGCGATGCACCATCAGGGCGGTGGCGATGAGGGTTGGCTGCAAGCGTGGGATGAGTGGTCAGCCCTGTCCGGCAAGTGGGCGGAGGGCTACTGCGAACAGAAGTGGACTTCGTTTAGCGCTCAGCGCGCCACCGGCAAAGGCTCTGTCACCCTGGCTTCGCTTCTCAAGCAGACCAAGGACGCAAGGGAATCGTCTGCCAGGTCGAGTCGTGACGTGATGATGGCCGACTTGCTTGGCCGCATTGAAGCGGTGACCGACCCACGCGACCTGCAAGAGAAGATCGCAGCGTCGATCGCAAACAACGGCGACTACTCGGACGTGGAGCGCGCGCAGTTTGCCCAGGCCATCCAGTCACGCGCCCGGGTGCTGGGCACCAAGCTGGAGATCGCGACGGTGCGGGGCTGGCTTCGGGCCAGGGTGAGCGGCGCAAGCCTGTACCCCCACCTGAACGACGACGGTCACCCTCTATGCACACTGGAGAACCTGGCGATCCTTTTGGGCCGGTTGGATGTGATAGTGCGTTACAACGTCATCTCGAAAGCGACCGAGCTGCTGATACCAGATACGGCATTTACCAGGGACAACAAGGACAACGCGTCGATCGCATATGTCCTGTCCGAGTGCGAGAAGGCTCGGATGTCGACCAAGTTTGTCCCCCAGTTCCTTTTGATGCTGGCCGACCAGAACCAGTACAACCCAGTGGCCACATGGATTGAGTCTGTGGCTTGGGACGGCGTATCTAGGTTGGGGCGTTTTTATGCGACAGTGGACTGCGGTGGCCAGATGGACCAGGGATTGAAAGAGCTTCTGATGCGCAAGTGGCTGGTCCAGGCGATTGGGGCTGCGTTCGAGCCTGACGGCATAGCGGCCCAGGGCATCCTGACATTCACGGGCGCTCAGAACATCGGCAAGACGACCTGGTTTAACAAGCTGGCACCGGAAGGTTTGGGGGTTATCCATACAGGCCACACGCTTGACGTGCGTTCCAAGGACTCGCAACTGATCGCGCTTCGCTACTGGATCGTTGAGTTGGGCGAGGTGGACGCGACGTTTAGGAAGTCGGACATGTCCGCTTTGAAGTCGTTTGCGACTCAGGCGATTGACACTATCAGGCGTCCATATGCCATTACAGAATCCAACTATGGGCGCAGGACTGTGTTCGGCGCATCGGTCAATGACGTGGTGTTCCTGGCCGATCCGACAGGCAACCGGCGCTTCTGGACGATACCGGTGGTGGGCTTTCCGGTGGACGCGGGACTGGACATGCAGCAGGTCTGGGCCGAGGTCTTGGAGCTGTATCGGGCGGGTGAGCGCTGGTACTTGTCCATGGATCAGGCCGGGTTGTTGGGCGATCACAACCAGGATTTCACCGTGGTTGACCCGATTGACGAGCGCATTGCCGCTGGATTTTGTTGGGGTGAGGGGGTCACCGTTTGGGATTGGGCGACTGCGACCGAGGTGCTGATGCGCATTAAGGTGCAGGAGCCGAGCAAAAATCAGACGATCACGGCTTCACGCGTTTTGCAAAAGCTGAACGGAGGTCAGAGAAAAAAGTCGAACGGCAAGGTACTTTTTGCAATTCCGAGTGCGGTGAACGACTTTTTAGGGTAAAGGGTATTGGAAAATGTTGCATTACCCTGCCCTATTACCCTGTCCTAACTCTTTGATTTACTTAACTTATTTACTATTTAGGGTAATAGGGTAATAGAAGTATTAGCTTTAATGGGGTAAAGGTGTAAATAGAAAAAGGGAATTTACCTAATTATCCTATTAGGAGTCCAATACTCCAATGCCCCTAATACCCTATTACCCTGTCATGCTGGAAAAAACGATTGAACAAAGGTTGGTGGCCAAGGCAAGGCAAGCTGGCGGTCTGGCGATCAAGTTGACGTCTCCGGGATTTGCCGGAGTGCCTGATCGAATCGTGTTTCTGCCTGGCGGCAGGATCATCCTGGTAGAGCTGAAGGCACCCGGCCAAAAGCCCACGGTTCTTCAAAACAGGGTGCATGGAATTTTGAGGGACCTGGGCGCTGATGTCCGGGTGATTGATTCAAAGGAGCAAGTCGATGGAATATTTACCGAGACCGGCGCAAGCCCTGGCCCAGGACCGGATGCTGGACAACCCGTACCAGTTGATCGCGCTGAGGATGGGCGGGGGTAAGACCGTGGTCACGTTGACTGCGGTTGACGACCTGATGCGTAACCGGTTTGAGATCAGCAAGACGCTGGTGGTAGCGCCGCTGAGGGTGGCGGAGCTGGTTTGGCACACAGAGGCTGCCAAATGGGGCCATTTGGCGGCTTTGAGGGTGTCCAAGGTACTGGGACCGCAGGGCAAGCGCTTGGACGCGCTACGGGCTGATGCTGACGTCTACGTGATCAACAGGGAGAATTTTGTCTGGCTGGTGCGGGAGATGGGCACCAAGTGGCCATTTGATTGCGTGGTGATCGACGAGAACAAAGGATTCAAGGACCGGGCCAGCCTGGCCTGGCAGGCGCTCAAGCGGGTGAGGCAGAAGATCAAGCGCTTGTACATCCTGACCGGCACGCCTGACCCCAACGGGAATTTGTTAGACCTGTGGCCGCAGATCAGCATCATGGACAGGGGCCAAAGACTGGGCAAAGGAATCACTGGTTATAAAGACAGGTGGTATCTGCCTGATAAGCGCAATGGCCAGACAATCTTTAGCTGGAAGCTCAGGCCAGGTGCAAGGGATGAAATCCAGGCCCTGGTTCGCGATGTCATGGTGAGCATTGATACTGGTGCAGTGATGCCGGATCGGATCGACAACGTGGTGCCGGTGGCTTTTGATAGGAAGCGTTACGACGAGATGCAAGCGACCCAGGTCAGCGGCAGGGTGATGGCGGTGAACACGGCAGTGCTTGCAGGCAAGCTGAGCCAGATGGCCAACGGTGCTGTGTACGACGATGCAAAGGTCGTGCATCACATACACGATGCCAAGCTGGACGCGCTTGAGGAGATCATCGACCAGGGCGAACCGGTGCTGTGCTTTACCGCATACGTGCATGACATGGACAGGATCAAAAAGAGATTCCCCCAAGCTGTGCAGTTTGACGGTGAGCGAAGCCTGCTTGCATGGCAATCTGGATTGATCAGCCTGATGGTCATGCACCCAGGTAGCGGTGGCCATGGAGTAGACGGCTTGCAAGTGGGCGGGAACGTGGCGGTGTGGTTTGGCCTGCCATACAGCCTTGACCTATACGAGCAGGCCAACGCAAGGCTGCACAGGCCAGGCCAGAAGAACAGCGTTGTCGTGCATCACCTGGTAGCCGTGGGTACGATTGACGAACGGATCATGGGCGTGCTTGCCAACAAAGGCGACATGCAACAGACTTTGATTGACGCAGTAAAGGAACTGGTATGAGCAGGGAACGAATTGTTAGCGCGCAGACGTCGAGCAACCTGGGCGAGGCATTGGTGCATGACCTGGGTGACATTGACGTGATAAGGGCTTGTGGGATGGCCGGTCAGAGCAACCCGCTTGGTCTGTCGATCTGGAGATGGCATTACGCCGGAGATGACAAGCAAGTGATGTCTGTGGCTGAGGGTTTGATAGCGATGGGTTATGAGGCCATGCTTGTTGTGAGGGTGCTTCACCATCTATCGGACAGCATCTGCCAGGTGTGCCTGGGACGCGGATTTGGATTGATGGATGGTGCCCCGGTCTTGAATGGTCAGGCATGCGACGACTGCCGGGGCACGGGTCGTCGAGTGCTTCACGGTGAAGCTGAGTTGGCCTTGGTCGAAAAGATAGCGGCCCTGGAAAGAGAGACCGCCAATCTGATCATGCGAAAGCTCGGATAACCTGGCCGCATGATGGGCACAGGTCTTTGCCTTCGCGTCTCTTGAGGGCGCGGTGAACGGCAGACTGGTTGATGCCTACTTGCTTTGCAGCAGCGTATGCAGTCAATCCGTCATCGAGCACCAGGTCCAGGGCCTTCATGGTCTTTGACTTGGGCGCGTCGTCACCCCGCTTGGACCAAACGCCGACCAGGTTGTCTGGCCAGACGTCAGGCTTCTCGGTAAACACGACGGCAGTGAGCTTGCCGCCCACCAGGTGCGATACCAGGAAACGAACGTCGTCACGATCAGCGACGACCCGCAGCTTGTGTCGCACGTTGTCTGTCCAGTCTTGGAAGATGAATTCATCGAAGGTCATAGCAAGGCTCCAGTATGGCCAAACCCAGGTCGGTCATCTGCTGCCTGGGCAGCGTGACCGAATAGAGAACGTGTTTCTCATCCGGGTTTTTGGCACCGAGTCTTGTCGACTCGATCTTGAGGTGCATGTTGTCAGGCTTGACCGGCGTGACGTTTACGTACAGAGAATAGTCTTGAGATACTTTGATCATGGCGTCACCCCCATTGGGCAGCGTTCGAGCAAAGCCACTGCTTTGCGGTCATCAATCGGGGTCCAGCCTCCTGGCCGATACCAGATGCCATCCAGCTCATGGGCTATTTGCTGGCCCCACATAATTGGCCATTCATTGGACCCTGGGATGCCTTCACGGGGAAGGTGTTGCGGCTGCACCGAATACACGGCCCGGTTTGCGCTGGGCAGCGTGACGAGCAGCAGAGTTTCTGAGTTTGCGACCATTAAAGCTCTCCTAGTTGTTGAACGATATCGTTGAAGTCCGACGCCATGGGCGCGTCACGGACAGTGAATATTCCAGCCAGGCTGACGTAGTACCAGAGCACGTCGTCTTTGCCTGCCTTGAATTTGTTGAATGCCGCGTCACCCAGGGCCTGTACGTCGGCCAGGATTGAACGGGCGTTGTGCAGCTTGTCAGCGCCAGCGACCAGGAGCACGTCGTCGCTTGCATCACGCAAGCGGCCTAGGTACTCGACTTTGTTTTCACGCCAAGTGCCTTTCCCGACGTTAGTCAGTGCAGACACGATGTTGAAAACCCGGTCGCCGAAGTAACCGTTGATCACAGTAGCGTAGTGCATGCCGCCGTCTTCAATCACGTCGTGAAGCATTGCTGCAACGGCCTGTTCGTCGTCGGCACCGTACTCCAGGGCAATGGCGGTGACCGCCAAGGGGTGTGCGATGTAGGGGATCGCAGTGCCCTTGCGTCTTTGACCCTTGTGAGCCTTGAGGGCTAACAAGAGGGCGTCGTTTAGATTTTTCATACTGACTTCCTTGCAGACATACGGACAGTGGTGTAGCTCTCACCTTGGCTGGTGTGGGCTTTGATCAATTGCCGACTGGGCGCAAACTTCATTGCAATTGCTTTCCAGTCGACGGTGACTTTGCCTTCAGACTCGCTGATCGCGGCCCTGTGGTAGACGCCTTCGATCACCGACTCGCCTGACTCGATCAGGTCTTGCCGGAGAAGTTGTTCGTCGATTTTCAGGTCGGCGATCTGTGCTTTGACCTGGGCCAGTTTGTCAACGATGTGACCAAGGATGTTGTCGTTATTCATAAAAAACTCCATAAAAAACCAAGCTGTTATCGGTCGCCTGGATACACCGCCAATGCCCAGCACGCCGGGCATTGGAAGGGGCCGAAACCCCCACCGCATTAAGCGGTTAGCAAGTCAAGTGTGCGTGACTTGAGCGCAGCGCCAGCACCCCACTGGGATGCGACGAAGCGGTTCTGATCGGTCTGAGCACGAACGTGGTGATCAGCGTATTCGGTGACCGCGTTGAGGAAGCCCCAACGTGTACCGAAGACACCGTCCATCATTGCGCCCATGCCTTCGCCGTTGAACAAGGACATGACCTTCTTGAAACCGGCTGTCTCGCGAACCTTCTCACCGCCACCGAAGACCTGGACCGCGATGTCAGCGGCGTGTTCTTCGTGCAACTCGATGTTGGCCAAGCGTGTCACTGTGTGACGGAAGGCATCCCAGGCAGCGGTGTTCAAGCCCATAAACTCTTTGACCGAGTCAGGATCGAACACCGAGCGGTGAGTCACTTTGACCGAAGCCGCAGAGTCAGCCAGCGCCATCTGCAAGGTGTTCTTGCAAACGGTACGAACAGTGGTCCTACGCACCTCGGTGGCCAGCGATCCGTCAGCCGAGGAGCTGATCAGGATGTAGCCGCCGATCTTGTCTGCCACTGATGCCGGAGCAGCTTCGCCGATCTTGGCCGTAGCCCAGAAGCGCTTGCC